TAAAAACTTAAAGTTTAGCGACTCTAAGGTTCGCAACAGCTTAAGTAAAGTAAAGCATGCTAGCCGTTTTATAGATTACAATATGTGGGGGACAGTGACCGGTCGTTTGGCTACCAATCCAAGCAGTTTTCCTATCTTGACACTTAACAAGGAACTTCGTGGCTGTATTGAGCCTAATAACGACTGCTTTGTTGAGCTAGATTTCAACTCTGCTGAATTAAGGGTTTTATTGGCCCTTTTAGGGCAGGAACAGCCCAAAGAAGACATTCACTCCTGGATCGCACGTAACGTGTTTATGGGCAAGTATACTAGGGCTGAGAGCAAAGTCAAGACATTTGCTTGGCTATACAACCCAAAGGCTCGCAATAAGAAACTAAACGAGAAGTTTGACAGAGATAGTCTGCTAGAAAAGCATTACGACGTTGAGACGATCACAACTCCTTTTGGCCGCTCAATCAGCTGCACCAAAGATAAAGCGCTTAACTACTTAATACAAAGTACAACAAGCGATATGTTCTTAACAAATGCCTTTAAAATTGATACAATATTAAGAAATAGAAAGTCGTATATTGCTTTTTGCATTCACGACAGTCTAGTGTTGGATTTTTCAAAAGAAGATAAAGATCTTCTCAACTCTATTATCAAAGAGTTTTCAGGCACCAAGTTTGGTGAGTTTAGGTCCAACCTAGGTTTAGGCAAGAACTTTGGCGATATGAGAGAAATAAAATGAACATTGTTGGTTTAGGAAACGCTGGTTGTCAAATAGCAAAAAACTTTGATGAGTATGGGATGTATAAGACATTTTGTATTGATACTGAGAACAAAGATTACAAAAACTACGTAGCTATAAAACCGCAATCTTCGCATGAGGATTATGAATCAAAATATAAGCGACTCGCACTAGCAAAATGCAAAGGTGACACCATGTTTATATTGTCTGGCGCTGGTGATGTGAGCGGCGCTGCCCTGCGTGTGCTTGACCAACTAAAAACAAACAATATTGAAATTGTATATGTAAAGCCAGATATTGGACAGCTCTCAGAAGAACAAATATTAAAGGAAAGACTTTGTTTCGGAGTGCTGCAACAATACACTCGTTCTGCTCTTTTTAGTAATATGTTTATTATTGATAATGTGTGTGTAGAACAAGTGCTAGGCTCTGTGTCCTTAAAAAACTATTGGAAAGACATTAATAACGTAATATCCAGCACAATTCATATGTCTAACGTTTTTAAGCACACAGAGCCGCTTTTAACAACCATGTCACGCAAGAGAGAAACTGTGCGGATAGGAACTTATGGTGTTGTAAATAGTGAGACTGGAAAAGAAAAGTTATTTTATGACTTGCAGAATACTAGACTAAAAAGTTACTTTTATAGCTTAACAGAAGATGCGCTTGATAAGAAAGATTCTCTTTCTAATATTAGGTTGTTTGTGGAGCAGCAAAAGCAAGATAAATTAGATGTGTGTTTTTCTATTTTTCCAACCTCTTACAATAAAGATTATGTGTATTCTCAGCACTTTGCGTCTTTCATTCAAGAACAAACCATGATTTAGTTTACCCTCTGTATAGGGTGCTTATATTATATGAGAGCCAGTCAGAAGATTTGCTGGCTGGACTATAGCTTAAAGCAAAAAGGAGTTTATAATGGCTATTAATTTAGATAAAATGAAGGCAAAACTTGATGCCTTAGAGAATGGTGGTAAACAAAAGAATAATGTTTTTTGGCGTCCAGAAGATGGCGAGCAAACAGTTCGTATTGTTCCAACCGCTGATGGTGATCCTTTCAAAGAGTACTGGTTTCACTATAACCTTGGCAAGAACGCAGGTTTCTTGAGTCCAAAGAAAAACTTTGGGGAGGATGATCCACTTAATGATTTCGTCCGCCAGCTTTACAATGAGGGTTCTGATGAGTCTATTAAGATGGCGAAAAACCTTTCTGCACGCCAGCGCTTCTTCGCGCCAGTTGTTGTGCGAGGAGAGGAGGACAAAGGTGTTCGCCTTTGGGGCTTTGGCAAGATGGCATACAAAGAGCTGCTTAATCTTGTGCTAAATCCAGAGTATGGCGACATCACCGATGTCAACGAGGGCACTGACCTTGTAATTCAGTATGGAAAGCCTGCAGGTGCTCAGTTCCCGCAGACTAGCATTACACCTCGTCGTCGTTCTAGCGCGCTAGCTGATGATGAAAATGCAATTGCTGGATTTTTAGATCAAATTCCTAATTTTGATGACGTTTTCGAACGAAAGACCCCTGAGCAAGTACAAGTCATGCTTGATGAATTCTTGCTCACTGAGAGCGATGCAGAAGATGTCTCTTCTGAAAGTAATCGCTATAGCAGTGACAAGCCGCAATCATCTATTGATAAGGCTTTCTCGGACTTACTCTAAGTTCCTCCACCGCAGGGGGGCCTGGGTTTACAGAGGCCCCATTTTACTAAAAAAGGATTTTATTATGTATTTTATGAAGAATTTGATGATTTTTACGGTTTGTTTAGCAATTGTGATCGCTTGTAACGCTACACCTGGTACTATTACTGAGGCGAACACTACCACTACAACTAATGTAGAGGCTAGTACTGTCAGCAATACTGCTGCTACGACTGGCACAACAGCCACAACGGAGGGCGCAACTTCTAATAGCGCTTGTGACTGCTCTGCTTGCCCCGGCACAATTGGTAATATTGATAACACAACCACAACAGGTACAACTACCACAACTACTGGTACGTCTAATACTACTAATACAGTGACAGGCACAACCAATACAACTGGTACAACTACCACAACAACAAACTAAACCTCCTTGTTTGTTATACCGCAGGGAGGCACGGGTTACAGGTGTCTCACATTCACAAAGAGAGGTTTAAATGGCTAGAAAACAAGCAAAGAAACTTGGCAGATTAAATCTTGCCGAGATGAGAAATTTAATTAATAAAAAAGTGGGCATGGAAGTTGCTCATGATCTTTCCAACGATAATCCAACAGAGGTTAAGGAATGGATTTCTACCGGTTCAAGATGGCTTGATTCGGTTATTTGTCGTGGTAGATTGGCTGGTGTGCCGGTTGGCAAGATTGTAGAAATCGCTGGCCTTGAAGGATCTGGTAAATCTTACATGGCAGCGCAGGTCGCTGCAAATGCTCAGAAGATGGGCATTGATGTTATTTATTTTGACTCAGAGTCCGCTATCGACCCTGAGTTTTTGGCTCGTGCTGGTTGTGACTTAAATACATTGTTGTACGTACAAGCACAATCTGTTGAGTTTGTTTTGGAGACTATTGAGGAGTTGTTGGGTTCTAATGAAAATCGTATGCTTTTCATTTGGGATAGCTTGGCTTTGACGCCTTCTATTAGCGACTTGGATGGCGACTTCAATCCTCAATCCTCTATGGCTGTTAAGCCGCGTATTCTTGCAAAGGGTATGTCGAAACTAACTGTGCCTATTGCTAACTCACAGTCAACATTCTTGGTGCTTAATCAGTTAAAAACTAACATCACTAGTAATGTAGCAGAGGCCATGACAACACCATATGTTACACCGGGCGGTAAGGCGATGCACTATGCTTACTCGCTACGCATTTGGCTTACAAAGCGCAAGGCAAAAGCTGCTTTCATTATGGATGATAATGGCTTCCGTGTTGGCTCTGAGGTTAAGGTCACTCTTAAGAAAAGTCGTTTTGGCACAGAGGGCAGACAATGCACCTTTAAGATTTTGTGGGGTGGTGATGTTGGCATCCAAGATGAAGAGAGTTGGTTTGAGGCTGTAAAAGTTTCTGACAACGTTAAACAAGCAGGTGCTTGGTACAATCTACTTTATGAAGATGGTACATCAGAGAAGTTTCAAGCTTCAAAGTGGAAAGAGAAATTACAAAGTGATAAGTTCCGCGCTAGAATTTTACAAATTATGGATGACGAAATTATTATGCGCTTTGAGAAGAAAGAAGGCAAAGCCGACGATTTTTATGATATTGACACAGAAGAATAAGTTGTTATATTAATATAGAAATGTCTGCTAACTAGACTAATTACCATATGGAGATCTCTTTATGGACGACCTAAAATCTCTGATAAAAGAATATCTGTATGATACAATGTATGAGGCAGAGTGTATTCTACGCTCTGACAGAGATCAAAACATTACAATCTTGACAGATAACCTGCGAGCACTTGGCGGTGTTACAGTTATAACAATGCTGGAACCAGCACGCCCAGTTAACGCACAGGTAGAAAGATCTAGGATTAAAGTTAAGTTCTTTATGGCTGGCGGAAATATGAAAGCACACCTTAAGCGAATGTCACTTGATGCGAGAAAGATTGACGGTGTGCATTCTTTTATTCCAGTTAGCGTTAAAAACTTTCATAGCAGAATTTATCGTCAGAAATAAAGAGGTTATAAATGTACGATGGGAAGAGGGTGCTGATCATTGATCAGTTAAACCTATTTTTTAGAAATTATATTGTCAATCCTGCGTTGTCCACCAATGGTGCTCCTATTGGTGGTTTACGTGGTTGTATGCAAAGTATACAGAAGATTTGTCGCGAGTCAAAGCCAGATTACATTGTGATCTGTTGGGATGGTGAAGGAGGCTCTGCCAAACGCAAATCGATGCAGAAGGATTACAAGAAAGGCCGTAAGCCTATTCGTCTAAACCGTGGTGTGCGTAACATGACACCAGAAGAGGAGATGGAAAACAAGATTTGGCAACAAACTCGTCTTATCGATTATTACAACCACATACCAGTTATCCAGCTAATGTACAAAAGCACAGAGGCTGATGATATCATCGCATACGTTTCTGGTCTGAAAGAGTTGCAAAATGCTGAGAAGCTTATTGTATCAAGCGATAAGGACTTTCATCAGCTGCTCACAGGCAAGACTGTACAATATAGGCCAATTCAGAAAGAAATCTTAAATGAAAACAATATTATAGAAAAGTATGATATTCACCCAACAAACTTTGCCATGGCTCGTGCTATGGTAGGTGATAAATCTGATAATATTGTGGGCATTCCAGGCATGGGTCTCAAGACAGTCGCTAAACGATTTGCTTTTCTTAAAGACTCAAAGACGGCCTCGTTCGATGATATTAGCGATCACTGTCGCTTAATGTTGGAGAACAGCAAGGCAAAAGCTTATGAGCGCGTCCTAGAGGAGCAGGCGCTAATTAAAAAGAACTATGCAATGATGCAGCTTTACGCACCCATGCTGACCGTTAAAGCAAAGAAAGAAATCCGCGAAATTTTTTCTGATCCAGATTTATCCTTCAACAAGACAGAATTGCTCAAGATGATGATTAAAGACGGTTTTGGTGAGATTAACTTCATTGACCTCTTCCAGCATCTGAACAAAATTTCAATAGACAATAGATAATATGTTTTTATAATATTAGGAAGGAGGAGAATATGAAAGACATTGGTTTTTCCAAGTATGGAAAACAGTTTCAAGAATCATTGGTGCAACTAATCTTGCAAGATCGGCCCTTTGCTGACCAAATCGAGGAGGTGCTTGATACTAGATTCTTTGAGCTAAATTACCTCCGCACATTTGTTTCTTTAATTTTTAAGTATAGAACAAAGTATCAGGTTCATCCGGCTATGGATACTGTAGCTACTATTTTAAGAACAGAAATGGATATGCACAATGAGTCCTTGCAAAAGCAAGTGCGCGACTACTTTGCTAGGATACACATTCGCAAAGAAGTGAAAGATGAGCAATATATACGCGAGACAAGCTTAGATTTCTGCAAGAAGCAGAAACTCAAAGAAGCAATGATGAGGTCGGTTGATCTGATTCAAAACTCATCTTATGATGAGGTTAAGAAGGTTATTGATGATGCACTTAAATTAGGCACAGATAATAACTTTGGCCATGACTTTAAAAAAGACTTTGAAGCCAGATACGAAATCAAAGCCCGTAATCCAGTTACAACAGGCTGGGAAAAGATTGACAAACTCACAAAGAAAGGTTTAGGCATGGGTGAACTTGGAGTTGTTATCGCACCAACAGGTGCCGGCAAGTCTATGGTGTTGGCTCATTTAGGCGCCCAGGCGGTCTTAGATGGCAAAAACGTAGTGCACTATACCTTGGAGCTGTCAGAGGCTGTAACAGGCCAAAGATACGATAGTTGCATCAGTGGAGTGTCTCTTAGCACTTTGTTTGCACGCAAAGATGAGGTTTTAGAGTCTATTAGCGACGTCAAGGGAAGTTTGATTATTAAAGAGTACCCAACAAAGACAGCATCGCCAAATACTATCAGAACTCACATAGAAAAATTAAAAAAACAAAATAAGAAAATTGATATGATTCTAGTGGATTACGCTGATTTGCTCAAGCCTGTTAGAAATTTTACAGAGAAACGCAATGAATTAGAATCTATTTATGAAAACCTACGGGCAATTGCACAGGAAAACAAATGCCCACTTTGGACGGCCTCACAAACAAATAGAACAGGATTAAATGCAGAAGTTGTTACAATGGAATCTATATCGGAAGCTTTCAATAAATGCTTTGTTGCAGACTTCATTTGTTCCATCTCGCGTACAATCAAAGATAGAAATGCAAACGGAGGCCGCTTTTTTATAGCAAAGAATAGAAATGGTCCTGATGGTCTCGTGT